CCCGCTTGGTGAGGAAGTTAACCTCTCCACTCTTCATCCAAAGGATCGGATAAGAGAAACTCCTACTCTGCAATAGAGCAGGAGAGACCTACATGTGAAACTTACTAGACCTATGAGTAATCAACCCATGGGCCCATGTAAGTCCACCGTTGTACCAGACTAATAGAGACCTTGGTTTTTAGCCGTTCCTTCTTCGGTACTGAGTTAAGTACTTGGGAAGGCTTAGCTAAGACAAGATCTCTAATCGCTTTCTGTCTGGTTTGGACCGTCTTGTCCCGTTGGGGACGCAGCTCTAAAGCCCAAAGATTGGCTAATAAATAGCCTCTCCGTTCATCCTGGTGAGTCAAACTCACCTCCACGACGTTAGGAACCAAATACCCCTCAAACCCGAGGGTTTTTGGGTTGGTTCTTGCGACGTTGGGCGTGGCTTCATCAAAGCTTGAGATGAAACCACCGTCACCGAATCCCTCAGGAATTCTCAGTCGAAACCGAGAAGGAACCTGGAGGACAAGGCGATCGAACGTTCTCTTAAACTTACCATCACAGGCTAGTTGTGAACAATGCCTGCTGGCTAGTCGTCGGATTGCGTTCGCCAGTCTGTAAACAGACGGAATGGATTGAATCCTATCTTTAAGATAGATGGGTTTGATATCGCTGCCGAGGTAAAAATGGGCTCCACAACTTTCGCGAAAAGGAGAGTTCACAAAGCTCTTCTTTTCATTAATGCGAAAGCCATAAAAGTCCATCATCTCTGCAAAGACGTGAAAGGCTGAAGATGGCAATATAACGTCATCTCCGTAAGCGTTTACACGCTCGCGGGATCCTACATATTCAGCGCTGCATTTTGCAACAGCGTAGAATATAAGGGTCTCCAGGTCAAATGTGTAGCCGTTCCCCATACTGGAGAACTTCTCCCATTTGTACTGTTTGCCTTTCAAAAGTCCAAAAGGTGAACGACACGACTCCATTATACTAAACCAACGTCGAGGTAAAAGCTCCTCAACGACGGAATAGGCTATGGAGTCACTCGCCGAAGAGAGATCAACAGTGGCCAACTCGTTGGTAATACTACCAATACGAGCCAACTCCTGATTGATGTTCTGACGCGAGAGGTCGACACCCCACCTAATGAGACGCCGCCTAATCATTTCGCCAATAGATTTCTGGAACCAAAGGTTCATTCCGGGTTCTATAGCGATAACTCGATTAGTCGACGCATCTTTAGGGACGGTAATCACTTTATTACCAGTTTGATAGGTTGGAAAACCTACCGAAACAAGATGAGAATACCAGTTGGGATAAGCTCCTTCTAGTACCTCATTGGTAACAAGTGCATGTAGATCGCGTGTTATCCCAGTCTCTGACTGGAACTTATTGGTAGCACTGGCATCTCTTCGCTTTATCAGCGTTGAGGCACCAGGACCCCAATCAGGTGAAGAGAAAATTTCTTCCGCCTCATAATCTCCAAGGATAAGTTCGATTTTTCGCTTAACTGCACTATGCAGTTTAGCGGTCCTGCCCTCATAAAAGGTAGGACTCGTTCTAGTCCTGAAGAGACTATTTGTACCTTTGCAAAGAAGTTCGAATTCCATGAACTTCTTAAAAGCAGCATCGTCCAGATCCTCGTCCAAAGAGAAATCTTTGTACTTAGATAAGAACTTTGTTGCAGCATAGGCATCTCGACAGCTGACCATATCACTATAGTCAGCCGGATTGAACGAGAGTTTAGCTAACTGAGCATGCTCATTATGTTTCCATAATAAGTAGCAGGTTAGCGACCTCGGACAATCGAGAGCTTCGAAGAAATCCTCAACAACTGCAGGATTGAATCCTGAAGGCACACGGTAGCTGACCAAGTCCTTTACGAACTTGGAACCATACTTCTTAGAAGACATGGTAATCCCTTTCCTAATTTTGGTAGGTTGTTTTATGTCACCAAAGCCCTTTAAGGCTAAGGTTAGTAAGGCCTATCAAAATTGATAACGGCAGTCCTTAGAGGAGTAGCCGTCGCATCAGACGGTGAAGCATCCGATGCCGTGATCGTTGAAAACAGAAGAGAGGCAAGTTGACTAAGCAATGCAGTCCGCTCGGTCGAAGTGCTTCTTTCTGGCAACAGGAAGTCGACGATAGCCTGGCAGTCATAGGCCTTCTGTGAAGCAGGTGTAAACCCGCTTACATTAGTACCGCTGACTGCTTCTAGCGTCGGTAGGGACAGTTTAGCCGTCACTTTGTAAACTCGGCTTCCCTTGGTAGGGGGACGAGTCGACATCGTGAAGCTAGGAAAACCAACAGCGATTCCGCCAGATTGGTCTTCCCACCGTGCAACCCCAGGGACAACATATCCAATAGGGGTGTACGTCTTGTCGACTCCCACCGTAGCGCTCGTTGTAAGAGCGGTTGTGGAAAGGATGCTCGACAGTTTCAAGTCGCCGAAGGCTGACATTGATGATTACCTCAAGAAAGATAATAGTCAGTCTGATGAATTAGAAGGCAGATCTCATCAACGCTATAGCATTAAGAGCGTGCGTAACGGAAAACGGATTTTTAAGCACAGGTGGCTTCATAGTAGGAAATGCCGTAAGGCGAAACCTACGAAGGCGCACACGCTGGCCAAAATACGACCCATACGCTTCCTCTTGTGTCTGTGGCGAAGCTGGGAGACTGCCAGACCAATTCACTGACGAAGATGTTATCCTCTTGCCAAAATCGGTCTGGAATCCATCTACAAACCTAAGACCTCCAAACGCTGAAAGCGCCTCGAGGTAAGGTCCAATAGGTAGAAACCAGTCGACGACAAAAGAATAGGGTAATAACTCCCATGTCAGATTCACGGGGTTAGTAAAGCCGGTTTGCCCTAAGAAAGAATGTAACGCGTCGTCAATCGCATAACGCAGCCCGATACGAGTGTTATAGGTCGAGATATATTGAATTGTCCCGATCTTAAACGCCCCATTAAAGGGATGGTTAACGTTGGCGTACGTTACAACTCGCTTAGAAGCAGACCCAGTCACCTGGCGAATACTCCCACGGGTATCTTGATGATACTTCGCGAGGGCCTTCACCGCACCATCAATATCATTAAGGAGAGGTTTCCAGCCGTATTGAAAGGCTAGCCAATTGCTGGCTAGGGACCTTCCCGGTTTGGGTTCCCGACCTTTTTGAAATTGAGGAGCCGAAGACTTCCACAAGACATCAATGACACCCGGAATGTTTCCATTACGGGCAGCATTTGCAGCTTTACTCATACGAGTGGCGGCATCGAAGATGACGTCAACCGTACGGTTAGCTTGCGCGATATCCTGCGCGAGATTACCGTCAATCCCGCGTTCAGAACGTTTAATCACGTTTTGAATGGCTTTGTTCGCGACCTCGTCGTTAAAACCGGGGTCTGAAGGTAGGTCTGCTGAGATCAAATCACCGGGGGTCATTACCCAATAGCTTCCAAACCCATCGCTTCTACGTATTTCACTGTAGAAACATTGAGTAGGTTGCGCTTGGATAAGATCAACACTGTGCGGATTAACCGGCAGTGCTCGGCGTCTAAGACTACCAAAGTTCGGTGTACGTGAACCAGACCATGTTCTCGAATAGGCAATCACGTTCTGAGTACTATTCGTAAGAATAGTACCATTGGTGTTGACTCTTCGGTTAAACATGATCACATTCACTACTTCCGGGCTCGGGCGGACTGTAGACTTGTTCTCAGACCAACCTCGCCGCTGCTTTACAGATCGGCGGACTCTAGACCGAGATTTATCTCTAAGTCTAGGGAGACGTACTCTAGGACGAACCGACAATAGCCCTCTACGTTGATGATTAGTCTTCGTAAAGGAGTATGCCAGAGGGTCTTTTGAGTAGCGAATTATCCCATCGTGGTCTCTAAATCGGTAGAGATAGAAGACACGGAAACCAGCCTTCTTTTCGTAAGCGAAGAGGTGTATGAACGGGAGTGGGTTCGAAATACTAACCCATCCCGTATCATACACATTCGTTTTACGATAGAAGATCTGGAGTCTATGCGCTTCGTCTCCGCCTATCATGAGATTTGATGAGACTTTCGCACGGCTCAGGATGTCATCTCTCGCAGCTATCAAGTCGGGTGGAAGAGGCACGTTTATCTCTCCTATGTCATAGTAGAGATTACTAGCACCAGCAACCGCTCGGCTAGACTGAGCACCCTATTATAAAGAGTATCGCAGAAAGTACATGTTATGCCTGTGGAGAAATAGTAGCAGATCAAAAGACCTGTTACATATACTCCAAGACAAAGAAAGTAAAGTACGAGAACTAAGAACTCATACGATACAAACTTGTCAAACCAGCATAACTTGACCTTCATAGATACTCCTATATAGTAGGGTCGCCAAGGGGCAACCCAAGGCTAAACCCCCCTGTCAATGCCCTCGAGGTAGAGGGATCGGCTTAAAACCGATTAGATTCTATATCCTTTCCGCTTGTTCAGTCCTGCCTCACGGCAGCTTGAATATTGGCGTAATGAGAGAAGGATCTACATGGACCGGG